CGCCGAGGTGGGTATGGCTGCGGCCCTCGTCGCCCGGCCAGTGGCCGACTTCGCCGATCACCTGGCCTTTCCTGACGCGGTCGCCGAGGTGGACGCTGCGGCTGCCCTGGTGCGTGTAGAAATACATCAGCCCATCGCGGGTGTGCAGATACGTGTTCCACCCGTAAATGTCGCCGTCGTGGACACCGGTCGCCGGGTCATGGCCGGAGAGCCGCCAGATCGTGCCGGCCTCGACGGCGAGGATGAGCGTCCCGCCCGGCGCCATGAAGTCGAGCGCCCAGTTGTGGGCGAGCCCGGCCGTCGGGTGGAGCCCCGGCTTGTTGCCGTACATGAGCACGTGGCTCGAGGCTCCGCGCGGGTGCGGGTAGCAGAGCTTGCGGGTGGTGGTCATGCTGTTCCTCCTGTTCGGCTAGTCACCACGACGTCACGATGCATACCCCGTCGCCTCCGGCGCCACCGTGCCCTCCGGTAGTGCCACCGCGGCCTCCCCCGCCACCGCCTCCACCGTAGGAACCGCCTGCACCGCCTACGCCACCGGTGACGGTCGCGCCGCCCCCGCCGCCGCCGCCCTGGCCGAGTTGTCCCTTGCTGCCTCCTGGGCCGCCAGCGCCGCCTGCCGCTGTACCGCCGTTCGGCACCTTGGTCGCGAACGTGGTGCCGACGTCGCCGCCCTTACCGCCCGCCAAAGCTGCGCTGCCACCTGAGCCGCCGCCGGCACACCCGAAGCTCGAGTTGCCGCCGACCCCGCCGGCCAGCCCGTTCGGGCCGCCCGCACCGCCGCCGCCGCCCCAGGCTGCGTTACCGCCGATGTTGCCGCTACCGCCGCCCGCTCCGCCGTGCCCGGGGTTATCGGCATCGGCGACAGATCCCCCAGGAGCGCCCCCGGCAGCGCCCGTGGGTGTATCCCCGGCGCTCGTCCCGGTTCCCATCGAGCCGCCACCCCCGCCGCCTCCCGAGTCGGCGGCCGAACGGCCACGGCTGCCGCCGCCGCCGCTTTCCGCCGTCACGAAACGGTTAGCGGCGACAGTGCCGCCGAACGCCGCGTACTCCGAGCTCCCGGTGCCGTTTGTATTGGCAGCACCACCCGCACCGCCGCCGCCGACATGGACAGCAACCGTGGCTGCCAGATCCGCGGCGCGGAACTTCTGAATCGAGCACGCTCCCCCGCCGCCCCCGGCGCCACCTGATCCGGTGCCGCTGAAGCCACCGCCTCCACCGCCGCCCGGCCCGACGCACTGCACCTCCACGTAGGTCGCCCACGTCGGCTTCGTCCACGTCGAGTCGCCCACGGTGAACACCTGCACGTCAGTCGGGTTCTGCAACGTGGCGGCGGGCGTGATTGCGGCTGTCGTGATCGTGCCGGTGTACTCGACTGACGCCTGGTTGAGGACATACACGTAGGCGAGCACGACGTATCCGGTCGGGTCGGCGGGTTGTGCGTTTAGCCCGTCGTTGATCGGGCCGACGAGAACACTCTTGACGCCGCTCGAGTTGGCGACGATCGTGTCGATACGATCCTGCGTCGCGTGTGCGGCGCTGATGACGAGGTTGCCGGCGGCGACGGCCGAGATCGCGTTCTGGTAGACGACCTGGCCCGCGGCGACGTCGACGCTCATGTTCGCGCCCGCCCCGCGCTGCGCGACGGTCGGGTTGATCGTCGCCCCGGTTCGCTGGAGATAGGTGCTCACTCGTCCTCCTTACGGGCTCAACTGCCAGGTCACGACCCAGTCATTCTCGGTGACCTCGTGGCGGATCGACCGGAGCTTCGCGGTGATCGACACCCTCGAGCCGCCGCCGACCGGCTGGAAGTTGAACGTGTACGGGATGCCGAAGTCGGCGGCGAGCACGACGGGAAACAGGCTGGCAGGATCGCGCATCGGGCGGATGACGACCTCCTTCATCCGGTACGGGCTCAGCCCGTTCAGGCTGGTGGCGATCGATGCGGCGACGGTCTGCGCGTTCGTTTGCGCGAATGCCGCCGTGTTGCGGGCGAACGGCCTGATGCCGTACTTGCCGACCGGGTAGTTCGAGCCGACGTTCGCGGTGACGGTGTTCGGCTGGTTCTGCGTCCACGGCCCCGCCGGGCCGGTCGCCGCGGTCAGTTGCACCTGCGTGAACCAGTAGCCGCCGCCGACGCCGCCGCCAGGCGTGACGAACGCGAGTTCGCTGCCGGGGAGGTCGCCGAACGTGCCGCCGCTCCCCGACGTGGCAGTGAACATGGCGTGCGTCGTCAGTACGCCGGTTCGATCCTGGTAGAGCACCTGCGCCTGCCCGTTCGCGACTTCCTGCATCGACGAGAGCGCGTCGACGTTCTGATACACCTGTCCCGCCGTGAGCGGGTAGGTGCCGCCGGCGAACGCCCGTGCCGCGGCGGGCCATCCTCCTGCGTTCGCGAGGTCGGTGAGCCGACCGGTCGCGGTAGTGGAGATGAATGCGCTCGACACAATCCGTGTGAATCCCAGCCCGCCGAACCGCTCGATGCAATTGACCTTGACAACCGCCTCTTCGCCGAGCGCCCAGTCCGGCACGAAGTCTTCGGCCTGCGCCTGAATCTGCTGGTATGAGGTGGCGACCGTCGGGTAGAAACACGTGATCCGGGTGGGTCTCGCCGGCACCATGTTTGCGTTCGTGGTCACGTCGTAGGTGCGTGCACGGTTGTTGAGCGTGAACTGGCAGGTTCCGGGGCTGATGGACTGGAACTCGTCGTTGCGTCCGCGCTCCCACACGAGCCCGTCGGCGAAGCGGACGTCCCCGGTTACGTCGGTGTACGCCGGCGAGGCCACGTTCCAGTTCGACGTGAAGTCGACTTCGATCTTGACGAACGCCGCGTTCTGGAACGGCTGGACGGCGGCCATCTAGTGGGCGAGTCCGGGGCTGCCCCACCGCGCCTGCTCGCCCAGATAGTTCTGCACGCTGCGGCCGACGACGCGCCCGTCGAGTTCGATGGTGGTGTGGAGTTGGATCGGCATGCCGCCACGTGCGGGGATCACCGTCTCATTCTTATGGAGCATGGCGAGCCCGTCGGCGAGCGCGGTGCCGCCGCGAGCGAAGTGGACGGCGTGGCTGGTGAGCTGCTCGACGAGCGAGCCGTGCGTGTTGGCGCCGGTGCCGGAGCCACCCATGCTCGACGCGATCAGCGAGCCGAGCTCCTGCCCGCCTTGCGGAAGTCTCGACGCTGCCTGCATCCACGAGATCTGCTGGCCGGGCGTGCCAGGCTCGAACGTGATGCCCGGGTAGTTCTTCTTCCACGCGTCGACCATCTTGGAATCGACGACACCGCCGCCGGCGCGCCATAGCCCGTGGCGAAGCGAGACGCCGCCGACCCTGGTTGCCCGGATGGCAGCCTGCGCCTGCGCGCGCGGGCCGAGCAGCCCGGCGAGGGCGGTGCCGATATCTACCTGGTTACGGTCGTCCCCGTAGTCGTTCAGGTACATGGCCGCCGCCCGGTACGCGGGATCGTCGGGCCCGCCGGTTGTCGGGTTGATCTTCGGGTTCTTCCCGATCTTCGGGAGGTTGGGCACGAACCCGCCCTCCTGGAAGTGCCCGAACCAGTTCAGGTGGTTCAGCGCGGGCAGGCCGATCTTGCGGGTGGCTGAGGATTTGAGCACGTACTCACCGGCGTGGAGCATCGCGAGCCCGGCCTTGGTCTTGCCGCCGTCAGCGTGGTGCGGGAGGCTGCCTGCGCTTGTTGACGGTAGGGCGGAGCTGGCGCCGGTCAGATTGTTGATGGCGATGATGAGCGCCTGCATCGACCGATTGAGGTCGCCCATCGCGCCGACGAACAGGGTCTGGGCGGTGTTCCAGTCGGAGCCCGCCTCGACGCTGCCGAACGTGAGCCCGTACTTCTTGAACAGCGCCCGGATCTTCTCCTGGATCGCTTTGACCTGCGCCTCGGTCTTGGCCCCGGCGGCCTGCTGCTCGAGCGCGGCCAGCGCCTTCTCGAAGGCGTCCTTGTCGTCCTTCTGCTTCTTCGCCGCCTTGTCCGCGTCGGCCTGCGCTTGCTGTTGCGCCTCGTAATCGGCCTTCGCCTTAATCGCGGCGTCGATGGCGTCCTGGTCAGCCGTCAACGTCGCGGCGTCAGCGCCCGCGGACGTATCGTCGCCAAGTTTGGTCTTGGCGACCTTGATCGCTTTCTCGTTCGCAGCACGCTGATCTACAATCTGCTGCGCCGCGATGGCCGCAGCCTCGCGCTTCGCCTTCGCGGCCAGCCTGCGTGTAGTCGCCGTGCCGCCGCCGGCTGCATCGAATCCGCCCACCGCCGCAGAGGCGAACGACGACAGAGTGGAGACGAGATCGGTCTTGGCCTTAGCGAGCGCCTGCTTGGCCGCGATGATCGCGCCCTGGATGATCACGGTGACGGAATTGGCGAGCGTGGTTGCGACGCCCGAGGTAGTCGCAACGATGCCCTCGATGATGCCCTGCATCATCGGGATCCCGATCGTGTGCTTCGTCCACTGGAACGGGCCCGAGCCGTGCAGCAGGCTCCCGGCCCAGCTGACGGCACCAGCGAGCTGGCTATGGATCCAGCCGCCCACCCGCCCGGCGAGATCCCCCATGCCGGCGATGATGCCGTGGATAATCTCGGCGCCGATCGCCGTCGCGGCGGTGTACGCACTATGGGCGACGCCGCTGATGACAGCCCAGATCGCGTCCAGCGCACCCTTGACCCACTTGCCCACCGTCTTTACGACGCCGTAGATACCCTGGACGATGTTCGTGCCGATCTGCTTCGCCTTGTTGTAGGCGGCAACAGCCAGGTTCTCGAGCGCGTTGATGACGGCCTGGATGCCGAGTACCCTCACCACGAAGAACGCGATACGCCCGAGTTTGCCGAAAATACCCTTGATCACGCCCTCCAGGAACGCCCCCACCCGCTCGAGTACCGCAGCGGCCATCGGGCCCAGTTTCGCCAGCACAGCGACCGCAAATGTAATCGCCTCCAAGAACCCCTTGGCGAGCGCCGGCGAGAATTTTTCGATCACGCCCGCCACGACTAGCGCGAGTTCGCCGCCGAGCTTCGCCGCGAGCCCGCCGAGCCGCCCGACCGGGAACGCGGTGACCGCCACGGCCAGCGCGAGCGACCAGTGCTGCGCCCAAAACCCCGGGTCGGTGAGCGTCGCGAATGCTGCTGCTATCGCGCCCGCCAGTGCCGGGCCCATCTTCACGCCGATGTCGCCCCAGGGGATCTTGTCAACCGCGGCGCTAACGATGGCGGACAACCTCGCCGCGATCTTCCCGGTTTCTTTCAGCCCTGCCACAATCCCGTCGAGGATCGCCTTGCCGATCGCACCCCAGTCCACCGTCTTGAGCCCGGCCAGCAGCCCGGCGTGGACGGTCGTCAGCGTCTGCGTGCCGCCCTTGATCGAAACCTGAGTCGTCCAGCCGCGCCAGAAGAAATCCGCCAAGCGGCTCGCGAGATCCTGCGCCACCTGCTGGAGGTTCGTCCAGATCACCCGCAACTTGCCGGTGAAGGTGCGCTGCTTGCTGACCTCCTTGTCGAGCTTGCCGAACCACTTTGTGGCGCCCGAGACGCCATCGGCTGCCGCGTTCGCGATCGACCCGAGCACCGGCAGCAAGTGCTTGCCGACCTGCTCCTCGATGTTGTTCAGCCCGGCCCGGAACTTGGCCATGCCGCCGGCGGCGGTATCCGCGTATGCCTTCGCCTGCCCGCGCAGCTTCTCGGACACCTTGGCGATCACCGCCGCGCCCGTGGCCTGCTTGTCGGCGAGCTTCGCCGCCGCCTCGGCCGCCTTACCCGCCGCGGTCGTCAGATCCATGTGCGACTTCTTCAGCGCGTCCATGTTCGTGGTCAACGGGATTACGGTGATGCCGAGCTGCTTGGCGGCCCGCTGCGATCCCGTCATCGCCATCGCCAGCATCTGCGACGCCGTCGTCAGGTCGGTGCCCTTGAACCTGGCGATGTCCTGCGCCACGCCTAGATCCTTAACCGCCTTGCCGGTGTTGCCCGTCGCTACGACTAGCTTGGCTAGCCCCGCCTCCGTGTCCGTGTTCACAAACCCGAGCCGACGGCCGGCCGCCTCGGCCTTCTCCACCTCGGGCCAGTATTTCTTCACTGACAGATGCGATGCGGTGAAGGCAGCCCCTAGCTTCTTCTGCGCGACCTCCGCATCGAGCGCAGCCTTGACGGACTTGTCGATCCCGATAGCGAGCGCGCCGATCCCGGCGGCCCCCGCGGCAACGACGGCCACCTTCGCCATCTTGCCCATCGAACTAGCGAACGATTCGGAGGCGGCCGTAGAACGACCAAGCGCCCGTTCGAGCGACTTGGAGTCGCCCGAGATGACTACCTCGAGTTTACGCGGCAACGCACTCCTCCGGTTAGTGAGCTAGGCTGCGGCCCATGAAAACACCACACGGGATCGACACACCGCAGAACGCCGCCAAAAGCGTCGGCGCGGTCATCGCGTTCATCTTCCTCATCGGGCTGGGCGTCCTGCTCATCTCGAACCACAACGCCAACCTGATCCTCGGCTACGCGATCATCATCGGGTTCCTGGCACTGATCGCCTACGCCTTCATCGCGGCAGCCATCGAGAGCCGCCGCAGCAAATAGCTACGGCTTCATAAAGTCCCAGCAGGCGCTTAGCTGCTGCGGGGACATGTCGGCGAGATCCGCCGGGCTCAGCCCGCAGAAGTGCCCGAGCGCGGGAGACCAGTAAGACTCTGGTCGCTCACCGGGAGCACCGAAACGGTGCTCGAACTTTCGCCAGAAGATTCGATCCTGTCGGAGTCGCTTGGCTCGAGCTCGCTGGCGGTCTCGGTCGGTTGCGCCGGGGGGAGAGCATCATCCTCCACTACAACCTCGTCCTCGTCGTCCTCGAGCGTGACCGAACCGGCCGGCGCGTCCCATAGCAGATCCTCCGCGCCCTCCTTGCCTTCGCGCTCCATGACGACGACGGCGAGCGCAACAACCATATCGTTGTCGCCGGCCTGGAACGCCTCCATGAACTCCCCGGCCCGCAGGCCGGTCATCTTCTTGATCTTGTGCAACTCCCGGTTCGTGAAGAACGTGATGTCGGCCGGGTACTCGCCGTCGAGCCCGGGCACGTCTGTGACAACTAGCTTCACCGCTTCCTCCTTGTCAGAACCCGGCCTCGCCGCCGAGTTTGTCCAGCATCAACTCGAGCCGCGCGACGACCGCTTCCTCCTTGTCGCCGAGGGCTTTCATCAGGTACCACATCTGGTGCGACCCGTAGTCCGGCCGCATCCCCGTGGTCTTGCGATACCGCTGCTCCACCACCGCCGTCGACCCGCGGGCACGCGGACGAAACCCGCCCGCCGACCGGGGCGAGATGTGCATGAACCCGGCGGCGGCCTCCTGCCTGACAATCAGGGCGGCCGCCGACAGTTCCCGCTGGATATCGCGGCGGAGTTCCTTGTCGATCTGGCCGAACGCCCGGACGAGCTCGTTCAGCCCTTCGACCTTGACCGCCCCAGCCATCGGGCTACGTGGTCGCCATGACGACGGCACCGGTGCAGGTGAACTTGACCTGCGTGTCGGAGCGGTCGCCGACCTTGCCCGAGAGGGGCATGTAGTCCATCAGGAGCGCGGTGGCGGTGAACGACGGGTTCGTCGTCGACACCGTGGTGTTCACCGGCACGATCTTGACCGTAAAGCCGGTGCTTGCGAGCAGCGGCCACAACGTTGCGTTCACCTTCGACGCGGCGAAGTCCTGCAGGAACGTCACGGTGATCGTGTCCGAGCGGAGTCCGACCGCGTGCTGCGTTGCGGTAGCGCCCATCGCGGTGATGTCGACATCGTTCTGCGAGATAGCCACCTCGACCGAGTCGACGTGGTCGGTCAGGTCGACGGCGTTCACCGTCACCTGTGCGTTGGTCAAAATTACGACCCCCACTTTGGCCCCTTCCTCTAGGTTGTGCCGCCCCAGAGCCGGGGCTGGCTTACTGCGCTGCGGCTAGGCGCCGCAGATGACGTACACGTCCCACTCCGCGCCGAGCACGGATGAGCCGTCGGAGCGCACATACTCCTGATAGGCGCGGCACTCCCTTACGTCCAGGTCGGAGCATGCCCCGCCCAGAGTCTTGTCCGACTCGATCGCGTCCTGCACCGACGACGCCGAGCCGGTGCCGATCATCTCGTCGAGCAGCTTCTGCGCCCCGATATCGGAGACGGCGCCGACGAACGCGAACACGACCATGTACCAGTTCGTGCTGCCGCCGCCCATCGCCTGCCCGTACTCGACACCTACGTCGGTAGACGGCCTGACCCAGATCGTGGGCGGCGTCGGGTTGCTCAACACGTAGGCCGAGACCTGCTCGACCCCGGCGACGGCCTGGAGGTTGGCGGCGAGGCCGGCGCGGATCGCGGCGAGTGAGGTCACCCGCTCGGCCGCTCACGCTGGTAGTCGGCGACGAGGAACCTGACGGACGGATCCGTGACAGCGAGGCGGGTGACGGCGCCGACGTCCATCCCGATCGCAACGACACCGAATGGCGCCTCCCGTGCGCGGCGAAGCAGTTGCGTGGCGAGGATCGTGACGGCCTCGACGATCGCGCCCGGCACCGCCGCCCAGCCGAACTTGCCGGTCACCTCGACGCTACGCGGCCACGGTGGTAGAGCCCTGCCCCACACGAGGTTAACGGTCGCGCGCGTCCACGGCCGGCCGTCTGAATCGGCGTTGTTCGGCTCGAGCACGAACCACTGGTTCAGCGTCCACGTCTCCTCGTACGTGCCGTCGCCGTTGCGGTCAACCTTCAAGCTCGTGAGCGTGATCAGGTCGTCGATCAGGCAGGTGCTGCCGGTCTGCGGCGTGTAGTGCCTCACCTGCGTGGCGTCCGCGTCCGGGTAGAACCGGCGGTTGCACGCGCCCTCGATGCCCCGGCTGGCCGCCTCGATCGCAGCGGACACGTCGTCTTCGGCGAACGTGGTGCCCGTGAGCTCGAGAGTGGCCTTGAGTTGCTCGTTGGTCAGGTAGACGGTCACGCGCCCTCCGGTGTGATCCTGACGAGGATGTACGAGTCGTTCGGGAACGTCTGGATGCCGCCCCCGCTGTAGGTGACCTGCCAGTCGGCGAGGTAGAGCCCGGAGACGCTCGTGTTGCCCGCAATCCAAGCGTAGGACACCTTGCCCTTCGAGCCGTCGACGCCGGTGCCGTTCTGGTCGTTCGACGCCGCCGTGTTGATGACAGGCGTGCCGCTGCCGTTGATCGGCGCGACCCGGAACTTGACGGTGGCGTTCTGAATGTTGACGGCGGCGCCGGTCGAGTCCTCGAGCGTCGTGCGGATGATGCTGGTCGTGTCACCTACGCGGAGGAAGAAATCAGCTACTGGCATCAAGGCCCTTTCACGAGGTGGCCTGCGTGATCGCGGTGACGGCCTGGAACGTTACGGGCGCATCGCTGCGGTCGCCGACCTTGGCGCTGAGCGGCGTGTAGTCCAGGACGATGCAGGTGGCGGAGAACAGCGGATTGGTGGCGCTGACGACGCCGGAGCGCGGCTTGCAGGAGACGGTGAAGCCGTTGCTCGACAGTAGTCCAGCGATAACGGCGTGCACCTTGTTAGCGCCGAAGTCCTGTAGGAACACGGCCTGGATCTGGTCGGTGCGTAGCGCCGGCGCATAATGCAGCCCGGTGTCGCCGTAGCGGGTGACATCCATCATGCCCTGGTGGACGGTGATGGTTACGGAGTCGACGTGGTCTGAGAGGTCAACGCCTGCGATGGTGAGGACGGCGTCTCGGAGAACGGAGAGTGGCGCCTGGACGGGAGGCGGGATCGTGCCGCCGGTTCTGGCACCCGAGCCGTAGAGGTGTGCGAGGCCCGCGCCGGTCTCGGCGTAGGTGAGGATCTTGCGTCCGGTGGCGTAGTCGCGGGCGGTGCCTGTACCAGTCTTCTGGTAGAGGACGCCGCTGCCGCCGAGCAGGTACTGCTTGGCACCTGTCGCGTAGAGCTGCGCGACCCCGGCGCCGGTCTTGGCGTAGGCGCCCGGGCTCGCCTGCTGGCGGAACGGCACCAGCGGCGACAACGTGGAAAAATAGCCCGCCGCAATCGTCTTCGCTCCTGCGCTGTAGAGGTGGGCGACCCCGGCGCCTGTCTTTACGAACAGAGCCCTGCCGCCCGTCCTGGATCCGCGGCCGTACAGCTGCGAGGCCCCGGCCCCCCGCTCGCCGTAGATCACCTGCTTGCTGCCGTAGCCCTTAGGCATCTACGTCATCCAGGCGAAACCGGTCTTCTGGTAGACGCTGCCGCTACCGGGCGCCTTGAACGTCGCGATCAGGGAAGTCCAGTTCTGTGTGTTGCTGAACGAAGGGTTGTTGTGGTACGCCCCCGTGGCGGAGACGGTGAGGTCGCTGATCGCGACGGTCTGGTTCGCGGTGACGGTCTGCCGGACGGTGCCTGCCCCGCCGATTCCCGCCACCCATGAGGGATTCAGAGTGTTGTCGTTCGTGTTCAGCCCGAACAGCAGCTCGTTCGCCTGCGTTGTCGTAGCGGTGGCGTTACTGTCGGCTGTGGAGCTCGTGGTGTCCCCCTGGTTCGAGGACGTCTTGTCAATAGGGTCGCCGGAGGTCATGGCGCCGCTGTACTCGGCCATACATGAGCGGATCGAGGCAGCTGCGCCGCTGATCCCCACCGTCACTGTCGTCGACCCCGCGCCCGCGTTCCATTTGTAGAAGATGTAGCCCTGGTGGCCGTCCGTGGTCTGCTGCTGCGTAACTGCCTGCGTCCAGTTGCCTGCGTTTACGTTGTCCGAGACGGTGACCGTGCGGCCGAGAGCGCCGACGCGAACACCAATCACGAGAAGCGACCCAACCGTGACAGACGCCAGATAGGTGTCCCCAGCCGACGTGACCCCCGTGGCATTGATCCCGGAGCCGTCCTGAATAAACGTGATCGCCATCTACGAGTTGCTCTTTTCATACGCCCCGGCATCGAGGCTCGTAGCCACCACATCCGGCCGAGTGGCCCCGATGATGTCGATAACCGGGACGGCCGGCACCGATCCGGCTGGCACGAAATCAACGGTCGGCGACCCGGCCTTCTGCGTGAAGTTGTACGCCGGGTAAGTCGGGTCGACGTAGATGCCGCTCAGGGCGTTACCTGCCGAGTTGGTGCCGCTACATCCGGTCGGGCTGTTCGTGAAGATGTTGTAGGTGTAGGTGATGACGGTGAACGAGCTGACCTGCGTGGGGCAGTTCGAGCCGTCCAAAATGTTGCCGTAACTCGCGATCGCTGCGCACTTCGCCGCACCGCCGTTCCACAGCCCGTCGAATATGTCGCCGCCGTAATAGGAGTTGAACCGGACGGTCACGTCTTTGAGCGTGCCGAAGTCGCAGCCCCAGGAGATAGCGCCAATAGACCCACAGGGAGACCCGTGGTTCGAGCAGGGACGGTCGAAGATGTTGTTCTCGATCAGCATGTGGTCGAGATGGTCGTTGCTGCTATGCGGATGGAAGCTGATGTCTTGCTGGTCGTTGTTCGTGAACTTCACACGAGCCACGTAAGCGTAGGTTGTGTCTTGCCAGTGAATGCCCTCGATGTGACCAGCAGGGTTCGAGGTGGTGGTGTCGTGGATCGTGCCGCCGATGATGGCGACATGATCGGTGTTTATGTAGGCACCGATGTTGTTGATCGAGGCAGGGTCGCACGGCTGGATGTTGTTGCTCGCGTCCGTCGTCGGACCGATGTTGTCGTTGATCAGATACACCTGCGAGACGCCGCCCAGGTAGAAGCCGCCGAACGTGTCGTTCGACAGGATCTCGTTGTTGGGCTTCTGCTGATCGCAGTTACCGCCACCGTGGTTGCCGTCCCAAAAGAGCGTAAACCCACCCGTGGAGGTGAAGCTGTCGATCCACACGTACGGGGCGTTGATTGTCATACCTGAAAGTGTCGGCGTGTCGCCTGTTTCGGGCAGATAGTGGATGCAGCCGGACAGGTTCTGGGTGACGTTGCTGGTCGGGAACGGTGCACCGTATTGACATGTCGAGCCGGCAGACTTAGCGTTCGCCCAGAAAATAGTCTGGTACCCATAACTGCAAGTCGTCCCGCCGCCGCAGCCGACGCCGATGGTGTCACCGACCGATGCCAGTTGGTACGCCTTGCTGAGCGTCAGGCAGTCGGATGTGCCCCCCGTGTCCGGGTTGGCGATCAGGGAACTACTGCGGGTACAGGAGCCGCTGCTATCCGATCCGTTCTGCGCCACCCAGATGTTCGCCATCGCTGTCGACGTACAGCCGCCGCAGCCGCCGCCGGAGGCACCGCCGCCGACAAGGCCGCCCTGCCAGACGCCGATGCCGAGACCGATCGCGGCCGCGGCGAGCACCACGCCGCCGATCCGCCGGAGACCGCCGCGCGCCATTTCTAGTAGCGCCTGAATGCTGGGTAGACGTTCACGGTGCCGGCGTCCGAGATCAGCCTGACCGTCGACAGGTTCGTGAGCTCGAACGTGCCGCCGGCGGGAATGCAGATGCCTAGCCCGCCCGCGGTGGGGACGGTGCCGTCCTCGGTGAAGTAGATGTTGGCGCCGCCTGGAGGCACGGACAGGAGCGCGTGCGTGGCGCCGCTTGGGATGCCGCCCGTAATCGAGGACAGCAGCGCGGCGCTGCCGGTCACGGCGAGCGTGTGTCCGGACGCGAGCGGGGTCGGCACCGTGGTCGTTGCCGCGGTGACCATCGAATAGTTGCCGTCCGCGTTCAGGTACACCATGAACGAGCGGGCTACGCCGCTGGAGTCGAACAGTGAGATCGTGGAGAGGGCCATCTAGCCTCCTGTCGCCTTATGGTGGGCTCGATACTCGGCCCGGAGCGCGAGCCCGGTCGGCGTTACTACCGACGGGTACTGACTCGCATCAAACCAGTACACCTCTAGCCGTTCCGCCTCTTTGGGATTCGACCGCTTGAACTGCTTGTAGAGCGTGCCGGTGAGGAGGTATGTATGTGACTCTAGAAGGTCAGCCGCGATCGCCGTCAGCGGGCTGTCCTGCCGGGGTAGCGGCACGAGCGGGGATACGGATCTCACGTCAGCCTCCTACAAGGACGCGGGTGCGGCTCGAGGACGGCGGGCTGTTGCTGGTGCCGTCGCCGCTCTCAGTCTCGGTGACGCTGTCGTTCAGCACGAGTTCATCGACGCCCGACCCGGTGCTGGCGCGGGTGCGGCCGTAGACGGGCGAGCCGGCACCGGAGCGGATGACGAGACTGGCGCCGTTGCCGTACAGCCGGGCGATGCCACGGCCGGTCTCGACGACCAGGGCGGCATCAGCGCCGGAGACGTATAGCCGAGCCAGGGTCGCGCCGGTCTCGACGAACGTGCCGGCTTTGACGCCGGTGGCGTAGAGCCGGGCTGTCCCGGCGCCTGTCCTGGCCCTGGTGTTGAGTTTCGCGCCGGTGGCGTACAGCTTGGCGGTGCCCGCCCCGGTGCGCGCCCGGACGTTGAGCTTCGCGCCGCTGCCGTACAACTGGGCGACGGCAGGTGCCTTGCGGTTGAACAGCGACGCGTCCGCGCCTGTCGAGTAGAGCCTGGCTACCGCAGCGCCGGTCTTGCTGTAGACCTGGCCGCCCGACGGGATGTACTGCTTGGCACCCGTACCGTAGAGCCGCGCGACACCGGCGCCGGTCTCGTTAAGCAGGAGTTGGTCGGCGCCCGTCGAGTACAACCGCGCGACTCCCGCGCCGCGCTCGCCGTAGGTGACGACCTTGCCGCCGGTCGCGTACAGCTTGGCGGCGCCGGCGCCTGTCTCGACGTAGGTGAGAACTTTCCCACCGGTCGCGTACAGCCTGGCTACGCCGGCGCCGCGCTCCTGGTAGGCGACGACCTTGCCGCCCGAGCCGTAGAGCTTGGCGACTCCTGCGCCGGTTTTGCCTAGCGTCGCTGCGTCCGCGCCGGTCGCGTACAGCCTGGCGACCGCGGCCCCCGTCTTCGTGTAGACGACGCCGCCGCTCGGGATGTAGAGCTTGGCCCCCGAGCCGTAAAGCTTGGCGACACCCGCGCCCGTCCGGTTGAACAGCGACGCGTCCGCGCCCGACCCGTAGAGCTTCGCTACTCCGGCGCCCGTCCGGTTGAACAGGCTGGCGTCTCTGCCAGTCGCGTAAAGCCTTGCGGTGCCCGCGCCCGTCTCGACGAACGTGGACGCTTTCGCTCCGGTCGCGTAGAGCTTCGCAACGCCCGCGCCCGTCTCTGTGAATGTCGCCGCCTTGGCGCCGGTGGCGTACAGCCGGGCTACTCCTGCGCCGGTCTTCTGGTAGGTGAGGGGGACAAGGTGGCCGTACATGCCCGCGCCGGTCTCGACGTAGGTGACAGCCTTGGCGCCGGTCGCGTATAGGCGGTTGACGCCCGCCCCGGTCTTCTGGTAGAGAACCCCGCCGCCGCCGAGCGTGCCGAGCGGCCGCCGGTGCCGCCTGAGGTTTACCGCTCGAGAGCTGCGCGGGCTCTGGCGGATCGCCACGGGTTAGCCGATCTCGCGAACCTTGAGCCCGGCGTTCATCGTCAGCGCGTCAGCCGGGGCTACCGGCAGCCTGACGTAGATCGGGAGTGCCTGCGTGCCGTAGGGGATCCAGGAGAACGACGGCGGCGACCAGATGTACGGGCTGCGGACGTTCCAGCCGTCGGCGTGGATGATGTACGGCGTGCCGACCGTGCCCATCGTCGTGTTGCGGCACTCGGCCGTGAACCCCGCGGCGGCGTCGCCGGGATTGAGCCTGCCGACGGTCGCCGACGCCCCGCCCGAGCCGGACGTGGTGTAGCCGACGATGATCTGAACCTGCAGCACCTCGTCCTGCGCGTCCCCGAAGTCGGAGGTCTGCCAGATCGTGAGCTCGTCGATAAATACGGGCTTGTCGTCGGCGGGCGCGATCTCGAAGATGTCGATGGCGGTGGTGACGGCGGTGGCCGCGTCCCAGGTGATGACGTATGGCCTTCCTGGCCCCATCAGGGTCTCCTATCGGTAGACGACGCGACGGCGAGGGATAAGGCGGCGGGACATGTCGATCGTGTCGGACACGACGACAGCCGGGGTGTAGTCGACGTACAGACCCACGAAGCACGCCATCGCGATCCGGGTCGATGACGTGACCTGCGTGATCCGGGCGACCGGTGCCGTGCCTTTCGTGACCGTCGGCGCCTCCGTGATCGTGCCGGGCGACCACTTCCAGCCAGTCGGATAGGTGCTGCCAGCGTTGCCCTGCCAGAACGCCGCAGCCGTCCCAGCCGCCCCCAGGTTGACGTTGGTGATCACCGGGTTCGACGCGACACCGATCGTCCCTAGCTTCGCCGCCGTAGTAACCGGGGCGGCAGTTGCTACCCATGGGATCACGGCGTTGATCGTGTCACTTGCGCCAATTCCGGCCGCCGTGTACGTGGTCAAGTTCGCGTCGAAGTTGGCGTTGGCGGCGGCGGTCGCATTCCTGATCTGCCCGGTGTCGGCACCGACGCCGCCAAGGTCTGCGATCCCCACAGGCGGCCTGTTGTTGATCGCATCCCAGCCCGAGCCGCCCTCGGCCGTGTTGTTGCCGAGCACCCAGCCGGTGCCGACCGCGCTATCGGAGGTCGGCACAAGCATGACCACCTTGCCGCTACCTGGCCACGTATTGTTGAACGATCCTGTCGAATCGTTCAAAACCGCATCGTCGGCATAACAGATCTTCGAGGCGCCCGGCGCCGAGATCCAGCCGCAACTCCAGACACAAGCGGAAACGAGAACCGTCAAGCCCGACGCCGAAGCGACCGAGACCCCGTCCAACTGCAACTCGCAATCGGTCAGATTATTACTGCCGTCCGTGATCCCTTTCATCTCCAGGCGGTAGTACGTACCCGTGGCGATCGTCGCGGCGGAGTCGGAGCCGATCTGGGTACCGGCCGTGTTATTCCACAGTTGCAACTTGCCGCCTGTGGTCAGGCGGGCACTGATACCCAGAGTTCCACCATTGTTGGCGACACCCATCACCTGAGCCGTGGTTCCGGGCAAGGCCGGGAACATCATGTACACCCGCCAAAACATGGTCTTGCTAACTAACGAGATTTGCGCGAGAGGGACTACCGTCAAGTTGCCGGCAGTCGAGTCGAATTTGGCGCATCCGCTGCCGGTGCGCTGGTTCGACGCGTCCCTGGTGACCGTGCCAGTGCCGAAGATGTTGCTCCCGTTTGGATTCTCCGGCCCGACAGCCAAAGCCCTGGGCTGATCGACCTCGTAGCCGATCGTAATCAGCCTAGCCACGTAACGTCACCGGAAGCTGATAGGGGCGCACGGGATCACGCAAGTGTCTAGCGCAGTGCCCGTTACAGCCGGATCGCCCACGCCCCCGGCCAGCATACGCCACTCGCGCTATCCGGCTACCCACCCAAAATGACCGTCGGCGTCACCTTGATCTGATCCGACGAGTTGATTGTGACCGCTGTCGTGTCGTCGAAGTTCGCGGCGAAGTACGCCTTCCCGACCGTCAGCGAGTTGCCCAGCCAGAACCCGTTGAGCGCGCCGCCCGTGTAGGCGGCGGTAGCGACCGGGAACGAGATCTGCGCGCACGCGGACGTCCGTCCGGAAGTGGTCGAGCCGATCGCGCCCCACGACGCGCTCGAGATGGTTTGCCGCGCGTAGGCGCCCGCACCCGGCTCGGTGTACGACAGCGCCACCGACGCCGACGTGCCTACGGTCGATGCGGTGAACGTGTTGAACAGGGCGAGCCAGGTGTTGACCGGCGCGGTGCCGGACGTGGCGAACCCCGCGTTCGCGAGCACCAGGTCGATGCCCTCGTTGGGCCAGATTTCTGCCATTCAGACCGCCTCCTTTAGGCGATAGGGATCATTGTGGGTCGCCGATCGCCGGCGGCCTTACACTTCGAGCAGTAGTACCTGTCTCGGCTCAACCAGAGGATCGTGCGGAGCTCGCCGCACTCCGAACAGACGGTGATCGTCACCGGGTTGTCGTGGCTGTTCGGGAGTTCGATCGCCGGGTGGCCGGTGATCTCAGGTGGCGGCTGGCTCAAGCTCCGGCGCCTTCAACCCGATGTAGATCTCGTTCTCGCCGTCGGCGCCGCCGTGGTCGATCTTCACCATCAGCATCCCGTCCCGCCACTCGGGCCACAGGTACGCCTGCCCGATGTGGCCGAGCAGCGCGTCCGGGTCGCACCAGATGTCGTAGTCGTGCGCCCGCACCTTGCGGCAGAACTCGTAGTCCTCGTTCAGGTAGACGCCGTCGGTGCTCTCGAAGAACGGGAACCCGATGTCGTCGAGGACACGGCGGCGGACGAGCATGCCGGCGCTCCCGGACGCCATCACCGTGAACAGTTCTCCTGGCACCTCGTGGAGTTGGTATGGCATCCAGCCGGGGTAGTCGCGGCCGAGGCGCTCGTCGTGGAACACCGATTCCTCTTTGGCGATCGTCAGTGTGTACGGCGGGTTGCGTTTGACGCCGAGCGGCACGACGACGTCGACGTCGTCCTCGAGCAGCCGGACGAGCAGGTCGCCGGGGAAGCGGTGGTCGTCGCCGAGGATCCACGCCCACTCGTGCTCGGGCGGCATGTCCATGATCGCCATGTTCAGGTTGTCGGTGATCGACGCGGAGCGGCGCATCAGGACGCCGGAGCCGGGCGGCGTGGCGAGGTTGAACAGGTCGATGACGAAGTCGGGGTAGCGGAGCTGGTCGCCGATCGGGATGATGACGCTGCCCGGCGGCTGCTTCCTCGCCCGGTCTTTAGGCGGCATGGCCGTGGGCGGCGGCACGATCAAGGAGGGAGCTCATACCGCCGCCTCGTCGGCCTCGACGACGTCGGTTTCGTCGTCGAACTCGGGCGGGTCATGGTTCGCGAGCCACTCGGCCCGCGTCTCCTCCCGCATCGCGTAATAGCCTTTCTGCGTCTCGCGCCGGGTCTTCGGCCTGTCCTCCGGCCGATGGTAGGAGACGAGGTCGCGGCCGAGGTCGCAGGTGGGCACGTCCTTGTCCCAGTTCGGCCCGCGCACCCACTCGCGCTTACCGGCGGCGCCCTTGACGCTGTAGAGCCAGTGCTGCGGGCCGACGCGGAGTGTCGGGTTCCACCGGAAGATATTGCGATCCTTGTACGTCCACTCGCTGTCGCAGTCACGGTCGCGCACGTACTCGGACAGCCCGAGCGGCGTCGGCACCTCGAGCCCCATCCACTCCTGGACGCCGGTGTCGTCGAGCATGTCGCGACCGTCGAGGACGGTGTAGGTGGCGACGTTCAGGTCGGTGGCGGCGAGGCGGGAGCGGGCGAGCTCGGGGTCGACCTGGAGGATGCACTGGTCGGCGTCGAATACCAGCACCCAGTCCTCGTCGGTCAGTTCGAGCGTGCCGGCGAGCCGAAGTAGCTGGTTGCGCTTCGCCAACTCGTTCCCCCACCAGATCGAGGTGGGCCTGTAGATGATCGACGCGGCCCCGCCTGCTTCGGCGGCGTGCATGATCGCCTCTGCCTCGCGCGGGTGGCTGCGCGCACGAGCGCCGGGGGTGAGCGAGTAGGCGCCGTCACAGGCAACGATCGTGTCGCAGATGCGGGCGAAGCCGCCCACGGCGGCGGACAGCCAAGACGGGCTTTCCATCCACCAGTTCAGCAGGCCGACGACCTTCAATCCACGCTCCTTTCGAAGAACCTGACGTGCGACGGCACGCCCTGCTCGGAGTACCAGGCGTGCCTAACCTTCCAGCCCGCCTTTAGCCATCTCTGAACGAACTCGTCTAGCGACAACTCCAACACGTGCGTCGTGGTCGAGCCGTTCCAGGTCTGCCCGACATCGTCGAGCGGCACGTCCACGTAGGCGTAGTCACAGTCGAGCGCCGCGATCAGCGCGTCCAGGTGCTGCTCGGTGAGATGTTCGAGCGAGTGGGAGGCGATGAACGCGTCGCAGGGGACAGAGTAGGGGCCGTCCGCCCATAGCCAACCATCATCGATACTGAACGCGTAGGAGGAGTGGTAACAAACCTGCGGCACATCGGCGAGTTCGTAGTTCCACCAGATACCGATGCCGAAACGATCAGGGAGCATGGCGGCGGCGAGCGCCCCGTCCCAGCCGCCGAGCTCGACCACCCAGCCGGGCTTGCACCAGTCGAGGAACGCGGCGACCTGCTCGGCGTCCCAGTAGTTCTGCTCCGGGTACTCGCGGGCGAGTAGGTCGTAGAACTCGCGGTGCGCCTGGTAGGGCATGCCGTCGCGGTAGCGCGTGCGGTAGTCGTCGAGAGCGGCCACGTCGATCACGTGAAGCATCTCTCCGGCGGTTCCTCAAGGAAGGCCTGCGGGCGACTGGATCCCGTATAGGCGAGTTCCCCCGTGTGGCGATAGGTAGCGATGATCCTGGCGATCTCATCCGCCTGCTCTGCTTCCGTCCAGGTTCCCTCGCACTCGAGTTCGCTAAGCGCCCGCAACTTCATAAGCAGACGATGAGTTGTGAGAAGCGCGCCTCCCTCGTGAAGGATCTCCCGAAGTAGGCGGCGAACTTCGTCATTGGATATATCGCGGTCGATCACGTCAGCACCACCTCCTGCTCGAGCCCGCACGGCTTCGCGTCCCGCTCATCCTCGCCGAACACCCGGGCGTGCCGCCAGTGATACATGAACCCCTCGCGGGCGGCGACGATCGGCACCGCGTCCTCCTGCAAGCGGGCGGACGTCCAGAAGTCCGACGCGTAGCCGGGTGTGCCGAAGCACTCGAACGGATGCTTCAGCCACAGGTCGCGGCTCATCCCGGTCAGGCTCATGCCGGTGAACCACGTCGGGATCACCGGCTCCGGGTAGCTGACGCACTCGGCGTACTGGCGGAACGTGTAGGCGTGCTCGAGCGGCCCCGGCTTCAACGGCTCGCTGGTCAGGTTGACCGTCCACTCGGTGTGCGAGCCCTGGCTGTAGCCGGTGACGACCGGGTGGTCGCCGGAGTCGCGCAGGCGGCGGACGGCGTCGAGGGCGGGCTTCCGGACGATCACGTCGTCGCTCACCACCCAGAGCCAGTCGAAGTCGTAGCCGAGCACGGCCGGGAACGCGTGGTCGGCGATCCCGCGCTCGGTGTAGCCGGTCATCCACAAGGTCGGGATATCGAGTTGCTTGATTGAGTCGAGACATTCGGGGATGTCGCGGGCGTGCATGACGACGAGCGCGTCACGCACTGAGCCGCCACCACGTCTTCCCGAACAGAACCCACCACGTGCCGCCCACCTGAACGATCGTCACGACCGCGCCAGCGCGATCTCGCAACGGATGAACTCCGCGTAGAGCCGGGCGGTGCGCCTACACCACCGGACACGGCACGGCGGACACGGACAGCAGACATTGCACGGGTTGTGGCTCTCACGCTCGAAATCGGTCACGGCCTGCCCCACTTCCGCCACCTTCTCGCCACATCGGCGAGTAGGAACGCGCACCCGGCAAGGACGAGCCCGATGAAGACCCACCAGTCGGTCACGGCTTGGCCGCCTCCACCTTCCGCACGCGGGCGGTAACGTTGGCTGGCCACCACCACCACTCCGGGTGACAGTTCACCTGCACCGGCCCGCCGGCCGCCAACATCTCTTCCGGCGACTCCCGCCATACGCCGCGCGAGTCGGCCACGTACCTGTCGGCCCACTGCGGCGCGAGCGCGTGCTCGAACCCTGGCACGTCGCGCCAGTAGACGTTCCGAGGCGGCGCGTGGAACGCCACCCGGCGTGTCACGTCCAGCCCGCCCTCCTGAAACAGCAGCCAGTCCCACTCGCACGCACGCCGCATCGACTCCGTCGAGACCTGTGAGCCGCGCCCGAGCTCCAGATCGACGTGCATGCCGAGCGTGTGGCCGTACCCGATGACCTCCTTGAACAGCTGGCTGGTCTTCGTTCCGAACGGGTTGTAGAAGTCACCGCGCCCCATCACGTAGTAGGTGGACCGAATGCCGAGCCGGTGCTCCAGTTGCGCCATCTTCAGGGCGCATTCGGGGTCGAAGTCGATGTCGTGGCGCCACTCCACCTCCGGGTTGTCGGTGGCAAGCAGCCGCTCGAGCCTGGCGATGGAGAAGTCGTGGTCGAGCGCGGGGACGGTCTGGGCGGTCACCGGGCCGTGAACTTATCCCAGCTGCCGTCGGCGATGTCGCCGTGCGAACCCGCGGTGGCCGCGCGATAGTCCGCATCCGTCCAACTACCGTCGGCGATATCACCATGCGAGCCGGAATGCTCGAGCGTCGCGTGTGGGCCACACCATCCCGCTTCGCGATCCAGACGATCCAGCCGCCGCTCCTCGATGTCCCGCGCCGGGTTACCCACCACGGTCACCCCCGCCGGCACATCCCGGATCACCACAGCCCCCAGCCCGCAGCGGCCATCGTCGCCGACCTTTACGTGGTCGGTCAGCATCGCCGCCGGGCCGATATGGCAGCGGTCGCCGATCTCGCACGACCCGCTGATCTGGCTGTTCGCGATGATCAGGCAGTGCTCGCCGACCAGACAGTTGTGGGCGATGAACACGTTCGCGTCGATCTTCGTGCCCGCCCCGATCACCGTGTCGCGATACCGGCCGCGGTCGATGACGGTGCCCGCCCCGATCTCCACATGGTCGCCGATCACCACACCGAACGGGTGCTCGCGGCGCTGCCACGACCGCCGCCCCGGATCCGTGCACGGCGGGCACAGCGTGTCGTGCGTGCAGAAGTCGCACTCCCACACGTAGCCGAAACCCTCCCAGCCGATCGACACGTTCGGGCCGATCGTCACGTGCCTGCCAACAGTGACGCAGTCGGCGATCCACGCGGTGTGATGAATGCGCGTGCCCTCCATCTCGGACGGCTCCCGCGCAGGCCAGTTCTCATACGCCTGCGAGTCGAGGTACGGGAACTTCGGTTCGGTCACGCCACCCTCCTGAGCCTCGCCGGCTCCGGCTCGTACTCCCGAACGGTTCCGCGGTCGACGTCCATCCCCAGCCGCATCAGACCCTCATGGACGCCGCGGCACTGCGGATCCGACGGGTCATCCGGCAACCCAAAAATCTTGATCTGCGGGTAGACGCCGACGCTGCAAACCTGCTCTGCCCGAAACCTGATCCCATCGACGAGAGCATAACCCCGGGCCAGTACCACGCTCGCCTCGTCCGGGTGCAGAACCCACTCGTGGTAACCGGCGTAGAACCGCTCGCCCGGTGCCAGCGTGAACGTCAGCGCGTCTCGGCCTGTGCGGAAGCAGGGCGCTTCTCCGCCCGCTTCGACGGCTTCTCCGCCTGATACCCCACCCGGGTGAGCGACGCCTTGATGTCGGCGATCTGAGCGTCGTCGCCGTGCATCTCGGCGCCGCGGAGCTCCTCGAGCAGCGCCACGATCAGCCCGGCGTTCTCCTCGTTCGACTTCTTCGCCATGCGTGCTCCTTTCGGTGCTGTAGGGGCGGGTGGCATCCCCCGCCCCTACTTTAATCAGCCGCCTAGAACGTCGGCGCGCTGAGCCCTGAACCGGCGATCTTGCAGATCGAGCCGGGGAACCTGCCGGACGCAAACGCGCTGAACGCGTACAGCCGGATCCTGACCGTGCCCGTGGCCGAACCGACATCGCGGAACACCTCGACGCGAGGCGTGCCCTCCCACAGGTGCATGTCGGCGTTGCGGGTCACGTAGATCTCGTCCTCGTTCGTGTTGCCGCCGACCGAGTAGACCGTGCCGACGTTCGGGTCGCTGATGATGTTCAGCCCGGCGAACGAGTTGACGAAGCCGCCTGCCTGCTGGCCTGCGGCCTGGTAGAGCCCGCCGACCTGGAACAGCGGGAACGTCGAGCTCAGGTTGCTGACCAACCACGCCGAGCGGCGCGGGTGGAGAACCAGCGTGTCCGGCTCCGCGTACCGGGTCGTCGCGATCTTCTGGATGCCGTCGTAGAGCTTCGGCAGCAGACCGGACGCGACCGGGGTCGCGGACGTGTAGGTGGACGTCTGGATCGAGCCGACCGCGCGGATGCCGACATGGTCGGTGGTGCCGGCCCCGTTGATGCACGAGTTGTCGAGCTGCCGGTCGTAGTCGGCGCGGAGGTCGTTGAACAGGATCGTGTCGAAGCCCGGCTCGGCCCGTTCGGCCAACTGGACGGACAGGTCGCTGTAGCCGCCGATCGTGATGATCGGGACGGTGAGCAGCGCCTCGACGATGTCCCTCGTGCCCAGCGACGTGTTCTGCGTCGTCTGGGTCGCCACCAGCGAGCCGGTGGTGATCCTCGGGATCGTGATGTTCATGCCGGTCGCCATCAGTGGCGAGTTCGGCAGCGAGTCCGCGAACGGGCGACCCGGCCGCGCGAGGGCGGCGTACATCTCGCCGAGGTACTGAGGCGGGATGAAGTTACCGCCAGCCGTCACGGTCGTCGACATCGACCGCATTTCCATCGCCATCTCACGCTCGTTCTGCGCGAGACGGGCGAACGCCTCCTGCGAACCGCCGATCTGGGCGTAGAACACGTCCGCGAAGAACGAGACGCCCGGGTTGTCGGCCCGGTAGGTGAGCGGCTCCCTGCTCGTGCCATACGCACGGGCGGGGTTGCCGCCGCGCTGCTCCGGCTCGTCGCCGCCCCCATCGTCGTCGTCGGGTGCGGGGACGGTCTCGCGGGCGTCCCGAACGGCGATCAGCCGCTCGAGCGTCTCCCGCTGGCGCTTCACATCCTCCTGGATGCGCTCAAACGTGGCCGCGTGGAACGCACGCTCCTCGTCCTTGGTGTCGTCGGGGAGCGCCTGGATCTTCGCGTCCCAGTCGTCCATCTCCTGGATCGACCGGTCGAGCAGATCGCGTGCCTCCTCGATCGACTTGGTGACCTTGCTCATGCGATTGCCTTTCGTAGTAGGTGTGCGAGGTGCTCCTTCTCCGCCTGGAGCGTCTGCTTCGAGGCGGCGCGGAGCTCTGCTAGCGCGTTCGGTGCCGAGTCCATCTCCATCTCGTCTCCGACCGGTTCGGCCGGGTCTCCCGGCTCGACGGCCTCGATCGCGATCGCCTGGTCGATCAGGGCCAGGGCGTCCGTGATCAGCGCGCGTTCCGGCGCGTCGTCGGGCAGGAGCTCTCCTTCGAGGAAGTCCTGTCCGCACTCGTACATCGAGACGAGGCGTGCGATGGATGGCACGTCTGCGCGTTCCTCGACACCCGACACGACGCCCCCTGCCTTTAGGGGGATAATCGTCTCCCCCTGCTGCAATAGAGCGACGCCTGTTGCGGTGCCAGGCTCGGCCCCCACCCATCCGGGCAGGCGACCGCGTACTACTGCGTCCTCCAGTACCGAACGCATCGAAACCTCAGTGGCCTTGTAGGCCGGGTACGTGACGACGCTGACGTCGAACAACTGCTCGGCCCCGTCCGGAAGCAGCGTCCGAACAACCGATTCGTCCTCGGTGACGGCCCAGTCGTCTCCGCCCTCCCGGACGGTGAACGCGAAACTCATCTGGTCGACGTCGCCGCGCTGCATCGACGTCCGCAAGTCGTTCACCCAGCCGATCGTCTTGTCGACGCGGGCGAACACGTGCAGGCCACGCGTGTCCTCACGAAGCTCGAGCGTGCCGGCGGCGGTGCGCCCCATCACGAAGTTCGGGTCGTGGTTGAACAGCAGGCGCACGTCCGGCTGCTTGCGGAGCGACGCGCGGAAGAAGCCGGGCGCGATCAGCTCGCGGAAGCCGCCAAGGTCGTCCGAGAGGCTGTTGAACACGGCCGCGTGCCCGCGGAGCGTCGTTTCGTTCGGCTTCTCCGGGTCGCCGCTGTCGCGCCACTCGCACTGGTCGATCGGGACGTGGATCGTACGCCGCCCGCCCGACTCGGTCTGGGTGCTGCTCATAGGGTTTCCTCCCTACCTCGTGAGGAGTTCTTCGGCCGAAACGTGCGCCCGGCCGTTCTGGGACGCCGGGGAGGCGTCAGGAGTACCGCCAGGAGGCTCTGTGCTGGCTCCTACGGCCCCGCCACCTACCAGCGGGAACTGGAGCTCGTCCCCGCCCGGATGCGGCGGCAGGCCCTCTCTGGCGCGCGCCTCGTTCGGCGTCATCACGCCGCCCTGGATCATGTTCTTCCACGTAGCCGCCCTGACTTCCTCGGACGCGCGCTCGAGTTCCTCGGTGACGAACCGCCCGTAGACAGGCTGGCCGGCGAACAGGTCCGGGTCGGCGTCAAAAGCCTTCTCGATCCGGCGCAAACGCTCCACCATGTAGAACTTGATGAACATCTCCGTCCACCACAACTCGTTGCGGATCGGCTGCTCACCGGAGAGCTCGAGCAGGTGGTGCGGCCAGTGCCAGATCCGGCAGGCGTCCTCGATCGACACCCGCTTCGCCTCGATGAAATTCGCGTCCTGCATCGACAGCGGCAGCGCCGTCACGCCCATCTGCCCCCACAGCGCCCCCGGCTTCCACTGGTTGCCCGCCCCGGCGTGCTGGGCGTTCCAGAGCTCGACGGCGTCGCGCGCCTGGTTCTGATTCGACGCCCCCGTGAAGAAGAACGGCACCTGCGCGTTGTTGCGGAAGTAGTCGCCCTCGAACTTCTCCATCGCCACCGCGGAGCCGATCGCGTCGCGGTGCAGCTGGATCAACGACACGCCGTTCATCGCGCCGGGCGACGGGGTGTAGCCGCGCACGTGGATGATCTGCGACGACGGGATCGTCACCTGGACGCCGTCCTCGTCGTAGAACTTGTACTCCTTGCCGCCCCCGGGAGTGCGTCGAGCGATCATCCGTTGCGGGTCGAGCACGATCAGCGCCTTCACCCGCTTGTTGAAGAACGCCTTCTGGATGAACGCGTTCTGGGTCGCCTCGAGCGACAGCGCGACGTCGTAGAAGAACTGGAAGCTGTCGACGTCCGGGGAGGGCGAGTCGGCGAACAGGTCGGCCTGCCAGCCCGTCGCGACCGACTGGACGGTGCCCGTCTCGAAAATCTGGTACGGCATCGACGCGAGCAGCCCGGAGGCCTGCCGAATGACGCTGCCGACGGCCGGCACGCCCTGGGCGATGTCCGGGGTGACCAGTAGCCCGGACTGGGCGAGGTAGCCCTGCCCGAGCGGCGTCGGCCAGGTCAGCGACGTCGACGGCCAGTCGCCGGCTACGCGGTACTCGACGTCGCGCCCGGAGGCGGAGCGAAGGATCAAACCGACCACCCCTCTCGGGCTAGAGAATTTCGCGGAGAATGACGCGCTCGACGCGGATCGAGATCGTGTTATCGGCCGTAAACGTCCGGTCGACGTCCTCGATGTACGTCGGCACCGCGATCACGTACTCGCCGTCTACGCGGCCGAGGTCGATGCCCTCGATCGCCTTCGGCGCCCCCGCCAGCGGCACGAGTTGCAGCCGGACGCGCCGCCGCTTGTGCCAGAGCCTCACACGAACACCAGCCCGCCGCCGACACCCAACCACTCCACCGCCACCGAGTGAACCATCGACGCCGCCGCCAACGCGTCCCACACCCGCATGTCCTGCTGCGGCTGCCCCTTCTGCGACTTCGACGGCCTGTCGAACCGGGCGTCGCCGTGCGGCAGCACCCGGGCGATCGCGTTCAACGCATGCCTGGTCAGGCCGGCGTCGCCGGAGTGCCACAGCCAGCCCTCGCGCAGCGCCTCCATGAACCGATCGTAGTCCTCGACCGCCTTCACGTTCGTCTGCGCCCGGTCGACCACGTCCGCCCCGAGCTCGTCCGCTATCCACTGCGCCAACTGCTCCGCCCGCGACGTGTCCATCACCAGCGTCTCGACCGGGTTGCGCTCGTGCAACTCCACAAGCGCGCGCTCCACCCGCCACGACTCGAGGCTCGAGCCGTCCCGCGGCGGCGTAAGGATCCGGGCAGGCCCGAGCAGGCGGAACTCCGCGTCCCGCCACCACAACGGGACAAGCGCAGTCGTATCCCACTTCCAGCCCACGTCGAGGCCCGCCCAGACCGGCTGTCCGACCGGGATCGTCTCGGCGCTCCGGGCCGCATACCACTCGCCCTCCTGGATCGCCGCAAACTCAGACCTCGTCGGCAAATTGCACTTGAACCGCCGCCAGTGCCCCTCCGTCATCGTCGGCGACCCGAAATCCGCCGCCAGCGTCGCCGCCGTCACGCCCGAGAACGGGTTGGCCGCCGCGACGAGCTCCATGTCCTCGACGTCGCCGCCCTCCGGCACCGCCCACTCATGCAGCACCAGTTGATCCGACGCAGCCCTCACGAACGTCGCCTCACGGTGCAGGTCGGTCGCCGACTGCCGGATCTTCTCCCGCGTCTCCTCGAACGGCGCGCCCGGCTCGCCGGCCGTCGAAATCGTGATGATCTGCGCGTCCCGCTTGCCCAGCTTGCCCCGCCACGTCTCGTACAGGTCGAGCGTCCGGTGGCGGTGCAACTCGTCGACGATGCACATCGACGGGATGATCCCATCACCCGTCCGCTCGTCGGAGGCGAACACCTCGATCGACGCCGACCCGCCCTGCGGCAACCCGGTACGCGACTGCGACCCGACCGTCCCGCCGAACTCGATCTTCCGGTAGCCGTCGAAGCAGCGAAACCGGCCCGCCAGCATCGGCGAGCGGCTCACGAACCCCTTCGCCTGCCGGTACATGATCCGCGCCTGGTCACGCGAGCTCGCAGCGATCGGCACCCACGCGTCCGGCGTGAACTCGGTGTGGTACAGCGCGAGCCCGGCGACGAGCGTCGACTTGCCGTTGCCCTCCGGTACGACCAGCCAGCACTCGCGGAAGCCCGAGAACACGTCCTCGAGGAACGCTGCCTGGAACGGCTGGACTTCCCACGGCTCGCCGGAGTCGAGGATCAGGCCGGTCGCCCACTCAACGAAATGCTCGAGCGTGAACCGCTCACTCACTTGTTTGCGCGCTCACTTTTTTTTCGCGATTGGCTCGCGCGGGATGTCCAGATCGTCGCTGTATGGGTACGCTCCCCCCGTCAAACAAGGATGAGCTGCTCGCCGCCACCGCGCGCGCCTCTCTTGGTATTGCATGTGTAGTGAGCGAGCCGCACGTTCGTTGGCTCATGCTTGCCACCTTGTTCTTCTGGTAGTAGCGCTTGTTGTATTCAGTGCGGTTGCGAGGCATGCGCCGCATAGTCGATGGGTAGTTCCTTCCACGCATAGCCACACCCGAGGCACTCCCGGCGAATGAAGTCAACCTGGTCGAAGTAGCCGACGTGCTGGTCTCGGATGTGGGCGTTGCCGCACTTGACGCACGGTCGTTGCGCGTCGTAGGGCGGAGGGTCACGCATGGGCACGTGGTGCATCCACCGACCCGTGGCACCCACGGCAGAGGACGGTGCATGCGTCGAGTGTTGCCAGGTTGTGGTTGCCGCGCAGGCGCGGGTCGAGATGCACAGTCAGCCGTTCGCTCGTGCCACATGCGCTGCATCTGTGCCCTGCCTGGTCGAGT